GTACCAGATGAAGTGACATTACTATCGCTATACACTGTGTCCGCAGCCTGTGCGGTGCCCCCCAATAACAATAACAATATGACAATTAAACGAGCCATTACATCATTATCCCTCGGACCTAGAAGCGTTTCGCTGCTCCATAGCTTGTCGTTGTACGTCAATCCGTTCTCGGTTCACGTCGCTACGCTCATCCGCAATCTGCTCTTGAAGCTCCAGTCTAGCAGAGTCAGCCGTGGCCTGTTGCTGTAACTTCATCTGGTCAAGCTGTAACTTAGCCTGATCCATCTGAGAGTTCTGCTCCGCTTCCATCTGCTTGATGGCGAGCTCTTGCATACGGATTGTAACCAAAGGATCTTGCTCTTCTCCGCCTGCACCTTTGTTTGTCAGCAACGGCATAACCTGCTGCAGAAGCTCCGTCTCAAGCTGCGCAACACGGGCCTCGATCTGATCGGGCGGCATCTGCCCCTGCTGTTGGCCTTGCATCTGCATCTGTTGCATCTGCTGTTGGGCAATCTCAGGCCGAATAGCGCCCGTTTGAGCAAGCGCCTGAATCTGTGCCATGCCCTGCTGCATCTGCTGCTGTTGTTGCATCTGCATCTGTTCAATCTCTTTCTGAACCATAGTCCGAGCTTTCAGGTGAACGTGCTGCAGAACGTGGCTAAACAATGCCGCCAACACAGGCGGTGTCTGCTGCAGAATGTTCAACTCAAGCAACGAAACGTGAGCCTGAATGTGCGCATCGTGATCCTGCTGCGGGAACGCCTGCGGGGTCTTACCACCAATCATCGCCGCGTTCTCTGACGCAGGGTCCTGCGGTTGAGGCTGGGGCTCGGGCGGCAAGATTTCGTCGATATTCTGCACCTCTAATGCCTGATACATCCGACGATACGCGGCATGCAGATTATGCATCTGCGGGTTAGACTGAGCCAACTGTAATTGAGTTTGCGCCAGTGTAACACGCTGCGACATCGAAAAGATGTTCGGGTCTGAGACGGGGAGAACGTCCACCCGATCATCAAAGTCTTCAGACTTAACCTGGGCAGGAGCCCCTGCCACCTCATACGGATACATAGGAGGTAGGTTTTCGGCGAAGATACGCGCAAGCAAACGAAACTCAGTTTTCTGCGCGTAGTGCATCCGTTTGTGAATCGCAGACATAACCTTCATGCCACGTTCCAACATAGCAACAGTAGTGCCGACAGGAGTCTCTTTTCCCATCTCCGATATCTGTTGGTCCGCCAAAGCAACAAACCTACGACCATCGTTCACAATACCACCTAGCATTGACGCAAGGGCCGCAGAGGGCTCCTTGTACGGCAATGGCACGATAGCGTCTCTAATAGCGCCTCCAGGGGCGTCAATGTCTCTCCACTCTCCGGGCTGCAGTGGCTCGTCAGAGTTGCGTACACGCACTCCACGGGCCTTAAATCCAGCGGGGAGGTTGGCTAAAGTACCAGCGTCAATTAACTGGCGCAGCAAACTCGTGGCAGCACGGCCCAAACCACCAATCATGTGGATCAAACCAAAGCCGTAAAACCCCAAGCCGGGCATAAACTTGTAGTGCACAAAGTACTGACGCTTGCGCTTCAGAATATCAGTCTCGTCGTAGTTTCGACGAATAGCTAACACCTGACCTGATGAATGGTCTAACGTAACAATGTACGGCAGATTAATGCCCGTAGGCTCCCCCGTCATCGGATCAATGTCCTCAAAGCCTTCAATGTCTAACGCAGCGTGAAACTCCAAGACTGTCAGAACATCTTCGCTGTAGTTCTTGGACAAGCCCTCTAGCTCGTTGACCTTCTGACGAACTGGGCTCTCGTCTATGCTTTCAGAAGCCTTTAGCTCAACATCACGGTAAACGCCTGCATACTGCATCTTGGCAACTTCGTTCACGTCCATACGCAAAACATGCGTAACACGACTTGCCGTCTGCAAATCACTGGCGGAATAAGGTACAACCAAATCCTGTGCAGGGATAAACTTAGATACCGCCCGCTGTCTCGTAGGATCGAAGTATACTTTCTTAAACGTGGAACCTGAAAGCGGTAAATAAAACAACATCTGATCCATGTCTGGATCGTACTCTTCCATCACTTCCGTGATCTGGTAGTTCATAAAGTCCTTGACACGAGTAGCCTGCTCCTCACGGGCGAGGTCCTTTAAACCAAGAACACTCGTGCGAACAGGGCCTCCAGCAGGAAGCAACTCTTTATAAGCTTGGGCTTGGAACTGAGTTACACTCTCCGCAACCAACGGGTGCGTGATCCCCGAAGCTCCCTCAAACGGTGTGGATCGGTCCTCCGTCTTAATACCCAACAGGTCTAACCCGTTGACGTAAGACGTTTCCCACTCGGAGCGCGACTCAAGGTCCTCTTCGTACATACTGCGAAGCTCAGAAGAAAGCTCCCCCAGAGTAGAATCGTCCAAGAACTCAGCCAAGTTGGCGTCAAACGGAATCAATTCAGCTTGGTCCATGTCACCCGCCATACTCATAGCTTGGACAATCGCTCCGCCTTCTCCGTCGTCAATAACTTCTGCTCCGCCCTCGAACGTCTCAGGTGAAGCAATCTCCACTTCTAAATCCGGAAGGCCCGCTGTGTCGTCTAGGTCTAACCCCGGTGCGACCATCATGTTTGGTGGTAATGCCATCAGTAATACTCCCGTTTACGGGGCCTCCATTCTAGTTCTTCTTCCTCTTCGCCCTTCAGGGAGATGAACCCTCCCTGCCTAACGCGCATGAGTGCTAAGGTCATACTATCACAAAAGTCATCGTTGTCACCATTGGGAAACGAAACTACTTCCTCAATGACTTCATCGGCAAACTTTTCGTGCATTGGTGCCCACACCATACCAGCTTCAAACAGCGGAGCAACCATGTGCATGCGGCTAACCTTATCCGTCCCCTTGCCCGGAGAGAACCCCAACGCAGGAATGCCACGGAGCCGCAACTCGTCAATGAGCGGTGTGCCCGTCGCCTTCGCTTCGACCAACACCATGTCCGGCTCCCAATATTCGTGCTCCTCGTAAGCTACTTCCTTGAGCTCAGGGAAATTCCAACGTCCGCGCCTAGCGTCCAGCAATACAACGTGATCAGGGCCACCCTCTTCAGGTTTGAAAATCCCCCACGTCGTAATCGCAGAATAGTCGGCGCTCTGCTTTTTTGAGAACGCCGTGTCATAAGCCTGTATGATATAACTTAAAGGCGGAATCTTCTCCGCATCCCAGTCCTGCCACCACTCCCGTTTGATGATCGCAGACTCAGATGATGTCGGGGTCTGCTGCCACTGAGCATTCCACTTGCTAACAGGCAACGAAGCCTTGATCGAGAGAAGAGCATCTTTGTCCCAGAACTCCGGCCATAAAGGCTTGTCTGAGGGTAAAATAGCAGGAAATTCAACAACGTCCCACTTATCTGACATCACATCCTGACCCTGCTGGGCCAATAATCGGCCTGTCAAGTCCTTCTTTCCCCACCTCGTCATGACCAAAATGATCGTTCCGCCGGGCTGAAGACGCTGACGAGGGCCAGAAGTGTACCATTCGTAGGCGTTATCGAAAGCGTTCTCGCTTAACGCATCTTGCTCGGAATGAGGGTCGTCAATAATGAGTAAATCCGCACCACGACCCGTGATGGCAGCTCCAACTCCAGCAGCAAAGTACTCCGCGCCCGCTGTAGTGCCCCATTTACCCGCGCCCTTGTTGTCTTCCTTGAGATTGGTGTTCGGAAAAATCTCTTTATAAGCTGGGTCATCGATTAAATCTCGCACCTTACGGCCAAACCGAACCGCCAACTCCGTGTTGTGGGTGGCCTGAATAATCTTTAACTTCGGATTGCGGCCCAAAAACCACGCTGGCATCAGAAAACTTGCAAACTCAGACTTCGAATGGCGAGGCGGCATGTTGATAATCAACCGCTTGAGTTCCCCTCGTGCAACAGCCTCAAGTTTTTCAGCAATTACACGGTGGTGACGGCCCTCGATGAAGTTTTCATAGACGTGATGCGCAAACGGCATAAACTTCTCGTGAGCTTCTTCGCGTAAGTCAAGTCTTTTCTTGGCCTCGGTTAAGGCCAAGATTTCTTTTAACGCTTCCTCGGGTAAAGCCTGTAGGTTCATTAGCTGCTTCTAAACGGTAAAGACCCTAGTCCTTGTTGCGCGATTGTAATTGGTTGGGTTTTGGGTCTTGGTACGTTGAAAGCTGTTTGCGGGCCTGGGTTCAGGGTTGGGAGCGTGTAAGGATTTGCCGCCGTGTAAGACGAAGCAGGGGAGAACTGCGCCGGAGGAGGAGGAGGCGTTGGAGCAGGCGCAACCGGCGCAACCGGATCAGGAACACAAGCTTGCGTATTCGGATCCATCACATAACCAGCAGGGCAAGGGTCAAAAACACCGACGTTGACACCACCACCCATTGGGGCTTGAGCCCCCTGAGTGTTATTATTGTCATCAGGGAAGTCCATCGGTGCAGCTTGAGAAGAAGCAATCTTAGCCTTCGCGGCATCCTGATCAATTGTCGGGTCCATGACCTTAGCGTTAGCAGTCCGCTGTCCAGTATACGTCAAAGGCTTCCCGTTGGCGTCCACGGATAAAGAACCAACAATCTGACCGCCATCCATCACAGGAACGTAACGAGCCGTGGCCTTATTCGCAATTCCAAGAGCCGAGGCAATTCCACTAGGCTCATAAGTCCCCGTTAACTGCTCATAGGCTCGGCGCTTGTTCATATCTAACAAATAATCAAGCCCCTGAAGCGTCGGCGACCCAGAAAAAGGACCGAACCGAGGCTCGTCCAACTTGGTTCCAAGGCCAAGGACCGCGTCAACATAATCTTGGCCCTTCAATCCAGCGTCGTCTAGCAGCTTCTGAGCGTTTGCCCGGTCCTCGCCCGCAATGGTTTGAGTATTTCCATCCCCGTCAGTGTACGAAAGAGGTTGACCACTCGTCAAATTAACGCCGCGCTCGGTGCTCTGACCATACGGATCCACCGCAGCCGCAATTCTCTGCCGCATAAGTCGATCTTGAAACTCCTGATCAACGTTGGGGTTAGGCACACTCATATCAAAAACTCGACCGCCTCGGCGCTCTTTGTTGTCAAAAGGAGTGGCCCTGTTGATTATTTCGTCCATGGCGCTATTAACAATACGAGGGTCTTGGGACCCCGTCTCCGCAGCCATCGCAGTTAGCTGTGGGGTTGGAGCGTACTTTTTGCGATTAGGGTTCGTGCTCTTAACAGCCCGAACGGTGCTGTCCGCGTACTTGGACTTGGCGATAGCCGCTTCGCGCTTCTCTTTCCGTGTCAAAGGACGCATCTTGCCCTGCGGAGGAGGTGGAAGAATATCCGTCAACTTTCCCGACGAAACATCTTCGGAGA